ATTCCTGACAATATTAAACCGATAGTAATTCCTCAATACAGCCAGAAAGATTCCCGATGGGCTTCTGATAAATTAGGAACAAGCTCTGTTACGATTGGTGCTTATGGATGTCTTATCACCGCCGCTTCGATGGTATGTGGCTATTTTGGAAAAGATACAAATCCAGGAAAGATAAACCAAGACCTTATCAGCGTGAATGGATACGAGTCTGGCAATCTTCTTAGATACAACGCTATTACTACGATTTATCCTGATATTACGGTTGATTGGAATTATTTCCTGGCGAATCCAAGCGAAGCGGTTATTGATGAGATTTTAGTTCAGGAATTGCCAGTAATTGCTCAGGTGGATTATAACCCAAACACATCTGTATTAGATCAGCATTGGGTGGTTATTGTTGGTAAAGAAAACAACGATTATTTGATTGTTGACCCCATTGACGGAAGCACCGCTTATCTGTCACGCTACGCCAACAAAGTTTACAGAATGGTGGTTTATAACTTTGAAAAGACAGAAGAACCGCTTTTCAAGGCAAAATGTATTGCTGGTGCTTTGAATGTAAGAGTTGGGCCTTCCACGGCTTTCCCTAAAGTTGACTTGCTTTATTATGGGGATGTTGTGAATGTCTACGAAGAAGATAGTAATTGGTTTAGAATTGGTAAAGACAGGTGGTGTTCTGGCTACTCACAATACATGGAAAAAATAGAGATAGAGCCACCGCCACAAGAACTTACATACGAAGAAATGGTCGATATACTCTGGGAGTGGTATGAGAGTAATCAATCTTGATTGTTTGGATGATTATATTTTAGTAGAACCGATTTGTGTCGAGGTCGCCGCTACGGAGGACGATGGTTGTCCGATATATTGGACGACTGTTAAGAACTTGCAAAATGAGTTGGTATTTGGTGTTGGGAGAACAGTTAATTCTGCAATCGCAATGCTAAAACAACTGATAATAGAATATTACGAAAATCTGTTGTCGAGCGACTTCGACAGGTATTATGGAAAAGATTTATCAATGTACGAAATGGATAAACAATATCTACAAAGGAAAATACATGAAAGCGCAATATGAACCATTGTCCAAATTAATAGGTTTGCCGAGAAATCCTAAATTACATAATTTAGGAGAGATTCATATGTCCATTGACCGTTTTGGGTTTGTGAACAGGATTGTTATAAATGATACAACAAACCATTTGATTGCTGGACACGGCAGAGTTGAAGCCTTACGGCAAAAGAAATTGCTAAACGAATCAGCACCGAAGGGTGTGGAGGTCAAACCTGATGACTGGTATGTTCCGACAGATCGCATTGAGATTCCAGAAAGTGAAGAGGAAAAACCGCTCAAATATTAGCTGATTTAGCCGCTAAAGGTGAACTTGATGGGACTGGTTTTGACGGTGAAGATGTTGATTATTTATTAAAGAAAACAGCGCCCAGACCAGAAAGCGAGTATGTTACTGACGAAGACCTTGAGAAATACGCTGAGGAAAAGAGTCATTGGCGCTGGTTGAGATTGCGAATTATGGAAGATACTTATGACCGCTGGAAAGACCTGAAAGCAAGAATGAAAAAGATAGAGAATGACGACCAGATGGTTGAATTGCTCTTAAATTTACTTGATGACAACTTGGTAGAAAGGCTAACATGACAGAAGAAGTCCAGAAAGTATATTGGGACGCTGAAGACCCGCTAAAGCCAGTTGAGGGAGAATCCTCTTCCGCAAATGCCGCTCTGATTGAGTATGCGAGAATGGGATATGGTAGAGGGTTGAAGCCGTTACGAGAAAAGTTTAGCAAAATGGATGACCCTCCAACAAAGTCTTACGCCACTATCGTAAATTGGTCTTCAAAGTTGGATTGGGTTGCTCGTGTAGAGCGATGGGAAGAAATTGAGCGCAAAAGAGATGAACTAGTTTGGCGTGAGCGCAGGGATGAAATCAGGGAAAAGGAATGGACTAACTTTGATAGGCTTCAAGATATTATTTCTGAAATTCTAAAAGATGTTCCTAAATTTATCAAGCGCAAAGAAAAGGTTATTGATAAAGGTAAACCAGAAGTCATTGATGCAAACGGTATACAGATTCATGCTGGCAAGCCAGAAATAAAAGTAATCACGCTTGAAATGGATGGAAATTTGCTGATTAGATTTATTAAAACCGCTTCAGAAATTGGTCGCCGAGCGGCTGAAATGGATAAGAATTACATGGCTAAGTTGATGAACGAAATTGACTTTGCCAAACTATCGCCAGAACAGGTTGCCAAGATTGCAGAAGGCGAACATATTCTGGATGTATTGAATATTAGGAAATAGTGGAATTAATTTATACCGTGAAGTACACGGAAATCAACGTCTGTGGACAGAGAATAAGACTAGAGAATAACAATCTAGCAATCTGGAAGAAACAGAAAGCGAGCATTTATAAGTCTCGCGTCTCCGAAAAGGAGTTTCTCGGAAGGGAAAACTGGTAGTGGACGAGTTAGCTGTTAGAGCAAAAGCCGAACTTCAAAAACGGCGAATATTGGAAACGGATGGTATTACTACTGTCTATCAGGATTTCGTAGGGAAATATGCTTTTGCTCCAGCAGAGTTTGTTAAAGACTGTATTGATTTTAAAGAAGATGAACATCCAGACAAGTATCAATTAGATATCTTGGGCGATCTGGTTGAGAAGAGAAGACTTTGCGCACGAGCTCCGCATGGTGCGGGGAAAGATTTAGATATATCAACACCATTGCCAACGCCTGATGGCTGGACAACAATGGGTGAAGTAAAGATTGGCGATACTGTTTTGAATGAAGAGGGCAAGCCAGTTAAAGTTATTTATGCCGAAGAACCAAAGTGGCGTGACGCCTACGAGGTAGAATTTGCCGATGGTACTAGCATAATCGCTGGCGCAGGTCATCTTTGGACAGCCATTGATGTATATAATAGACCAAGAACTGGAAAGCCTGAAGAAAAACATATTCCCGTTTCTGATTGGCGTGATTTTTGGGATTACGCTAAAACTATCGAAACGCATGAAATGGCTGAAAAGGTTAGAACAAAAGGCGGACAACTTAGATGGAGAATTCCAACAAGCAAACCTTTGAACCTTCCTGATGCAGAATTGCCAATTGAACCATATTTGTTCGGATATTGGTTGGGAGATGGAAATAGCAGAGATGGTAGAATAACTTGCTCGGACGATGATGTTAATGAATTGCAAGAAAGAGCCGAATCTTTCGGATGGGAAACGAGAATTTATAAACACAAAGAAAGAGCCAGTAAATTATCAATTTATAAACTAATCACCTCATTGAGAGAACTGGGAGTTCTTAATAACAAACATATTCCAACGATTTATCTTAGAGCATCAGAAAAACAACGAAGAGAATTGCTCGCTGGCATAATGGATTCGGATGGATTTAGATCAAGTCATTGTGATGGAATTGGGTTGTGTGATGAGAGATTAGCAAAAGATGTTTTAGAGCTTATTAGGACTCTTGGTATAGTTGTTAGAATATCAGAACAGGATGCGAAACTTTACGGCAGGGTTGTGGGAACAAGATGGCGAATGAACGCCAGATTTGATGAATGTCCATTTCGTCTAAAACGGAAAAGGGATGGTTGGGTATCTCGCGGAAGCCAATCTTCACGACATACTCAAAGAACAATAACTTCAGTAAAGCCAGTCGGAAAACGGCTAACAAAATGTATATCTGTTGATTCCCCACGACATTTATTTTTAGCTGGCGAAGCGATGATACCAACACACAATAGCACCATGATGGCTTGGGCTATCCTCTGGTTTGCTCTAACAAGGGATGGCATGGAAGGTGACTGGAAAGTTGCGACTACCGCCTCTGCTTGGCGGCAACTAATCAAGTTCTTATGGCCTGAAGTGCATAAATGGGCTTACAGATTAAAGTGGGATGTTATAGGAAGAAGACCTTTTAATGCAGACGAACTTTTAGCAAGGTCTATTAGATTAGATCATGGTGAGGCGTTTGCCGCCGCTTCAAGCACGCCAGAGTTTATTGAAGGTGTTCATGCTAATCATATTCTTTATATTTTTGACGAGTCCAAAAAGATAACGAATGGAATTTGGGATTCTGCTGAGGGTGCATTTTCGACTGGTGATGCTTACTGGTTTGCTTGTTCTACACCAGGTGAGCAGAAAGGTAGATTTTGGCAAATACATTCTGGCGCAGTTGGATATGAGGATTGGAAGACCTACCATATTACACTGGAACAATTCCTTGAAACTGGTCGGGTGAATGAAGAATGGGTCAAATCCCGTAAAAGACAATGGGGTGAGGATTCTGTTATTTATCAGAATCGTGTTCTTGGGAATTTTGCCGCCAACGATACCGCTGGAGTTATACCATTATCTTGGGTAGAAGATGCTGTAAACCGCTGGTATGACTGGCAAGATCAGGGTGCTTACGGAATAGTAACTTCTATTGGAGTGGATGTTGCTGGTGGTGAATCTGGTGCAGATAAAAACACAATTGCTATTTGTCAGGACGGCACAAAGATAAGCCAGATTATTCACTTTATGCCAAAGAATCCAGACATGGCGACAACCGAACTTGTCGAGTTTATTGCGCCAATAATGGACAAATACCCAACGGCAACTTTAGTGGTAGACAGTATCGGTGTGGGTGCTGGTGTTGTTCATCAGATAAGAAGGCTGGGCTATAGAGCAATATCGTTTGTGTCTAATGCGAAAGTTGATGTTAGAGATGAAACAGGATTATTGGAGTTTTACAATTGGCGTTCAGCCGCATGGTGGTTATTGCGAGAAATGCTTGACCCGCGCAATATGTTTGATGTCTGTTTGCCGCCAGACGATGCTAATACGCCGTTGATGAGTGACCTTACTATTCCCAATTATATGAGAAAGAACAATGGGAAGATTTTGGTTGAAGGCAAAAAACTGTTGAGGCGTCCAGACAGGCTTGGAAGATCGCCAGACGATGCAGACGCTGTTGTTTATGCTTTATGCGGGCCAACTATGTACGACCTTTCAGTATCAGATGAGGTAATGCAAGTAACCTATGCACCACCTAATTTTGGAGATTGGTGAAAAATATGAGCTTTTTAGAAAATTTATTTGATGCCGCAAAAAGAACGATATTCAGGAAAGATGTTGAAAATCTTACCGAAACATATCAAAATCTTTTGGGTGTATTAGAAGTTCTTCCCAAAACATCACAAACGGAAAAGAAAGAAACCGCCTTGCTTGAGAGTATGTCTGGGTTTGCGGAGTTCGACAATCAATTAGCAGACCTGATTGTTCGCCGAATGGCGAATCAAGATGTCAGCAAGATAGGTCTTGACAATAAAACTCGTATGATGGTTGTCGAGGAATCAAGACGACTCTATGTATGGGATGTCACAACCCAGTATATCGTAGAGCTTTGGACAGATTACGGATATGGGCAGAAGCCTGATATTGTTCCACGCTCTGATAGGCTAAAAGTGATTTGGGATAATTTCTGGAATGACCCAGAGAATCAGTATATTTTCAACGAGAGAGAAGTCAACCAGCTTTCAAACAAGTTACAGGTTGATGGAGAATTCTGGTTTGCTCAATTTATATCTAAGATTGACGGCACTTCCGTTATTCGGGTTATAGATACAGATGACATAAAAAAGATTTACCACGATCAGGAAGACAAGTCTGTTCCTGTTTATTATCGCAGAGAATGGTGGGAGGGGGAGGCACATTCCAACTACAGGGAAGCGTATTATCGTGATTATCGAGCCTCTGACGAACAAGCAGAAGAGGCACGAGCGGTTATCAGGGAAGAAAATAAAGATGCCGTATTTGCTGAAGACGCGCAACCAGAAACAGATGTTGTTGTATTTCATGTGAAATTCAGAGATATCGAAGGGAGAGGCTGGCCGTTCCTTACTGCTGGTTTCCCATGGTCTCGTGGTTTCAAGAATTTCCTTGAAGATAGAGCAACGATTAACAAAGCCGCCGCCGCAGTTGTAGAGAAAGTAAAAGTTCAGGGCGGTCAAAGAATGGTTGATGCTGTCAAGCAAAGACTACAATCCAGTCTGGTTAACAGTTCAAATAGATCAGAAAGAAATCCACCACCTGCTTCTGGGTCTATCTGGGTTGAGAATCAGGCTCTTGATAGAGAGTGGATTTCAAAGCCAACCAATGCTGGCGATGCCGAGAAAGACGGTATAGCGATACTCTCGCAAGCCGCATTAGCAGGCAAGGTTTATCCTCACTATCTTGGGCGTGGTGAATACTATCGTTTAGCAACGGCGACAGCAATGGAAGGCCCTACTTTCCGCAGTTTCAACCGTTATCAAAGTTTCTGGTCTTCAATCTGGCGGACTCTCGTAAAGATGGTTGCTGGTGCGAAAGTGAAATACAGCAACGAAACCTTTGATTCTTTGGGTGTTGATGTGTTCCCAGAAGTTGATGTGAACACAGATCGCATTATTGACACGAGCATTAAAGAGATTGATGAAATTATGGATGCCGTTACAAAGGCTGTAGGTGGTGGAACAATAGAACCAGAATTGGGACAGAGAACTCAACTGGCAATGATTAAGTTGGCAATGCAGACTTTAGGTGTCCCAAATGTTACTGAAATTACTGGAGGGAGTGTTCAATCAGAGATGGCTGAATCAATAGAAACTGGCGGGTTCATGGGATTTAGAAGTGCCGTTCATTCTGCAATTTACGGATTGTGGAGCGGCGCATTGAGTGAAGCCGACTTTATAGATATGTTTGAGGATACGATAGATATTGGACTCCGCAGAGCATGGCGAGAGGGAATGGCTCAGGTTGGTCTTGATTGGGAAGACCGAACAATGGAAGAAGAAATGGCTCTAAGCGAGTTGATTATTGAACAATGGAGTCATGTTCCTAGTGTTGCTTCCTGGCTTTCGGAAAACAGTAAAGCAGAAGGCAAACTATTTAGAGATACCAAACACCGAGAAGATATGTGGGTCAATGCTTACCAGCAGGCTTATAACAAGGCTTTACAGATGGCGCAGAATGACCCCAAGTTGTTATGGGTTCTCGGAAACACTGAACACTGCTCTGATTGTTTGAAATATGCAGGGAAAGTAAAACGAGCGAGTTACTGGCAAAAGATAGGTGCTGTTCCGCAATCTCCTTCACTTAGTTGCAAAGGGATACATTGTGATTGTGAGTTGATTCCAACGGATAAGCCTTTATCTCGTGGCTATTTGACTCCTCCGAAAGGATAAAGAATATGAGTGTTGGAAATAATACTGGCACATTTGAGTTCTTTTTAGGAATACATGAATATGAAAGATGATAGGATAAAACTATTTAGGGTTGAAACGTTAGAGCAACGTGTGGCGATATTAGAGGAAACGATTAGTTAGGAGTAAGTTATGAGCAACCTGTATCCGTTAGCGCACGGCAGACCGAGGGGCGTGACGAATGAAATTTACGGCGTGAGTTGGGAGAGGGTAGAAAGCCCGACCCTGACCCGAACCGATGATGCGGTTGGTATGACCGCTAATGCGGGTGTGGATGATACGCTGGTGGTCAATGATTTTGATAACGCTCAAATCTACAAAGACATCACAGAAGTCACAGACACACTTGGTAACACCTTTATTCGCATTCCGAAGTTTTACATCAAAAAGCAAAAGTCGGCAGGCTTCCGGTCATGGCAAATCTCACAAGCAAACTTTGACGGCGCGTACTTACCCTGGTGCTTCTGGGATTTTACTAATTCAGAAGCCCTTGATTACATCTACGTTGGTAAACATCTTGGCTACAACGATGGCGGCGTGTTGAAGTCAATCCCAGATGTTTA